GTTGTTGCTAGACACGGAGAAGGTCTTAGCGATGGAGACTATATTAGCATGAAGATGTTTGGTAAATACGGAAGAATTGATGAAGGTATGACTAGAAATGAAATACATGTTGAGAACAGATCGAGAAATGAAGGTTTTGAAATAGATGAAGACGTTAACGAAGAATCAGATATTTCAGATCTGTGAGAATCTGTTTGAGAGGCTTCCAGACCTCCTCAGATCGCTTGACATAGATTATGTAGAATATCCCAATAGGTTTTCTTTTGCGTGTCCTGTACATGGAGGAGACAATCCAGAAGGGTGTAGCGTGTTCACAGACGGATTAACCTCAAAGGGAAATTGGCAGTGTTGGACAAATCACTGCGAAGACGATTTTACCAATAGTCTTCTTGGCTTCGTGAGAGGCTCGCTTTCCCAAAACAGAGACCGCAAGGTTTCATTAAACGAAGCTGCCGCCTACTGTGCCAACTTCTTCAATATAAGCATTGAGGAATTGGATAACATAGAAGAACAGCAGCGTAGAACACTAAACGTCTTAGATATTTTTAGCAAAAAGATAGATCGAAATATTTTAAACATATCTAGGGATGAAATTAGATCAAAGATACAGATACCATCAGAATATTATATTGGAAGAGGATATCAGCCAGAAACCCTTGACATGTTCGATGTGGGGTTTTGTTTAGAAAAAAATCGCCCAATGTCGGGAAGAGTTGTTGTCCCAATCTACGATGAAGGCTATAATTATATAGGTTGTGTTGGAAGGGCTACAAACGGCAACATGAACCCAAAGTGGCTACACAGCAAGGGATTCCGAAAATCAATCCTGTATGGCTTAAACATAGCTTCAGAATATATAAAAGAAAGCAGCTCTGTTATACTGGTGGAGGGGCAGGGAGATGTCTGGAGGATGCATGAGGCCGGACTCAAGAACTGTGTTGGGATTTTTGGATCTAGTATCAATGAAGACCAGCTATTATTGTTAGAGCAAAGCGGCGCATTAAACGTCATTATACTTACAGACTCAGACGAGGCCGGAACAAAGGCCTGCGAACAAATAATGAAGAAGTGCGGAAGAAGGTTTAACTATTATAGACCCAACATCTCAACAAAGGATGTGGGTGAAATGTCCGTAGAACAAATTAAAGAAGAACTATATCCCCAATTGAAAGGCTTGTTCAATGAAGAGTAGAATATTGGCGTTTGCTGGAAGTAAGCAATCTGGAAAAAATACCTGTACAAATTTTCTGCACGGATATCAGCTGCGCGCCCAGAGGGTTGTAGATGATTTTGCTATAACCGACGATGGAAGTCTTGTTATAGGCACTAAGATTATAAACGCTGACGGAGAAGCTGAAACGGGAAAGGCTATTCTAGATGTCAGCAGAACCGATGCTGAATTCTCAGAGTGGGCATCCTATAGTATGTGGCCATATGTAAAGAGCTATTCATTTGCAGCGCCCCTTAAACAAATATCTACCGCCCTGTTTGAATTAAGCTTAGATCAGGCGTATGGAAGCGACAAACAAAAAAACAGCTCGACCATATTTAGATGGGAAGAGATGCCTGCGGTTATCACGGACGAAAAGCTGGCAAAACAAAAGGACATAAAAAGCCTCATAGATGCTGGAATCTTGAGATATCACAAACCGGGAAGGGTGAGCGCGCGAGAATTCTTGCAGTTCTTTGGCACTGATCTTTGTCGAAAAATTTATGAAGACGTTTGGCAATCTAAGCTAATTAATGACATTCTGGCCGAAGAACCTCTCGTGGCTATTATTGATGACTGTCGTTTTCCAAATGAGGCTGAAGCTATTCAACAATCTGGAGGTAAGGTGGTTCAACTGACAAGGAGTCCATTTAAAGACTCTCACGCAAGCGAACAGGCTTTATCGTCTTATGACAACTTTGATGCTGTTATAGATAACGCCAACCTGTCCATACATGAAACAAACATCGAGCTAATAAAACTCTTGAATGAGTGGGGTTGGCTGGGCGCAGAGATTGTTCCCGACCCAGAACCAGAAGAAAAACCACCAGAGCCAACGCTGGTTGGCGGTATCCACAAATTTAAAGAGGACGAATAATGATAGTAACATATGTCCGCAGTTCTTCATACAATAACTATGACTACTGCCAGATGCAATACTTTATAACATACGCTCTTGGACACCAGTCCATTTCTGGCAAAAAGGCACAACTGGGAACGATAGTTCACAAGGTCATGGAATGCTTAGGCTCCTGTAAAAAGAAACTACAGGAAGGTAAGAAGACGGGACTATCTATCACCGACGACGGAATAGGTGATATTGAATTCTCAAACAGGACTCTGCACACAAAGAAGTTTGTAAAGGAACTGCTTGACAGAAGTTACGAATATTATACCAAGAACTGCACCCATGGCTATACTGCGGCAGACATGAAGTTCTGCAAAAAATGTGTTGACGATGCTCTGGAGTATAACGATGGTCAGTTTGATCCCAGAAACAGAAACGTGGTCGCTTCAGAGCCACAGTTTGACATTCCCATAGAAGAAGATTGGGCAAAGTATAAATATAAAATGCCCAACGGAGAAGTGGTCGAAGGGCAGCTTGCAATCAAAGGAACCATAGACTTAGTTACCGAGGTTGAAGATGGTGTAATAGAGGTCGTTGACTGGAAAACGGGACGAAGATTAAACTGGGCGACCGGAGAGCAAAAAACTTATGAAAAGCTACTTGAAGATCCGCAGCTTTTATTGTATAATTATGCCATATGTAAACTTTTCCCAGAATACAAACAGGCCATTATGACGATATATTATATTAGGGATGGTGGCCCATTCAGCATGTGTTTTGACAAGTCTGACCAAGAGAAGTTCTTGGGTATGTTGGAGAAAAGGTTCAAACAAATAAAACACAACGAGTTCCCTAAGCCTATATCACAAAGAAGGTCGCATTTCAAATGTACAAAGCTGTGCCATTTCTACAAGAACAACTGGCCCGGAACCAACATTTCAATGTGCGAACATGTTGAGGAACACCTAAAGGCTTTTGGCCACGACGACACAGTAGAAAGATGTACAAGAGACGGATTTGAAATAGGATACTATGAGGCACCGGGATGATTGAAATAAAAATAACAGAAGATATGAAGAAGCGGGCTTGGAAAAAGGCTCGCGAAATGGGTGAAATCAATAACTCGATTACAAAAGGCGATGGAAACATTGCAGGATTTTTAGGGGAAGAAGTAGCTAATTATATAATTAAAGGTGACATAAGCAACACATACGATTATGATATTATAAAAGATGATGTTACATATGATGTCAAAACAAAACGATGTACCAGCGAACCAAAACCCTACTATGAATGTTCTGTCGCCGCTTTTAACACTAAGCAGAAATGCGATTATTATGTTTTTGTCAGGATTGAAAACATAAATCGAAGATGGACAAGGGCGTGGGTTCTTGGGGGACTTTCTAAGAAAGACTACTTTGATGGCGCTAGGTTCTTAAAGAAGGGCCAAAAGGATGGAAGCAACGGCTTTTACGTAAAGGCAGATTGTTATAACATGGAAATTAAAAAACTTCAATCACTGGAAGACTTATGCCCGCAGAAGTAGTAGATTTAAACAAAGAGTTTCATCTGGGAAATGGATTTACGCTGGAGACAGTAAAGAGGCTCGCCTTTCTACTGAGCGATGAGTACAGGATTATAGTAAAATATGATCTTGGTTGCGATATGCCAAAATATAATGATGACAAATTAAATATAGTGTTCGCAACTTCTAGAGAGACGCACGACACTCCAAATGAGTTTCATAGAAACGATGTATTTTTAATATTCCAGCACTACTTTATGCTAGATGAATGGGGATATCCAAGACACAATCCACTCGTCTATCCTCTTCCCCTTGGTACATTTAGAGATATTAATCCAAGTATTATAAAACCCTTATCAGAAAGAAAGTATGACTTTTCTTTTGTGGGACAAATACCGGATACTGGCACGAGAGACTGTTTCAAAAGACACTTGGATGAGATAGTTGAAAAGTCTGAGTCTACTGGCAAGTTTAAGTTCTTTGTAAAGTACACAGACGGCTTCTCACAGGGTCTTACGGCTGAAGAGTATACAAACATACTTTCTGAGTCAAGGGTCTCTCTGTGTCCACAGGGGGCTCACAGCGATGAGACGTTTAGATTCTTTGAATCAATGCTAATGGGGGCTGTTCCCCTCGTAGAGAGCCTCCCCCGTCTTTGGCATTACGAGGCCTCACCGCACTTC